CCGCTTGCGGGGCTTCCTTTAATCGTTGGAAGAACAAGTTCGTTGCTCGTCCATGTGATGCGGGTGCGCTCCCCATGGTACAGCTGACCGGCGCATCTGTTTACGATGCCGTCAAGACACTTGATGGGGAAAATGACTTCGGGGAAGTCTTCGGCAAGGTGGTCGTTGACTTCCAGTTCCGTCTTGATGGAATCGAGCATTTCCAGCGCCGCTGTCTCGGTCGCGCCAATCAGCGTCACGAACTCGCGGTGCCCGTATAGCATCGACCAGATGGCCGCCGTTTCCGACAGCTGCGTCTTCCCGGACCCGCGAGGCATCGCCAAAGCGAACAGTCCTCCTTCAAGGACCGCTGTTTCGATTCTGTGAATGGCTTTCAGGTGGTCTTCGCTCCATTCAAGATGGAAACTCTCCGGGAAGTAGTTCTCACAGAACACCCGGAAATTGTTCCGGCAACGCTCTTTGAGTTCCGGGTTCTGGACCGGCGGGAGGTCTCCGATTTCACGACCGGCCAGAGCAAGAGCGATATTCCTGCTTCGGACTGCAGCCTTCTTCTCGTCATACGTCTGCGGAGGATTCGCCGCACGTTCCAGCCAGACTCCCGTAAGCCATGCCGCATATTTGATCAGATTGATGGTCTGTCCGCCGTCGTCCGAAATGCGGTAGCCCCCACGGTCACGATGGCGACGCAACTGCCGGTCAAGCAGGACAGGCCCGACAGGAGTGGAATTGACCAGACGGATAAGTTCCGTCGGTCGGAATTTAGATAGATTCAGCGCCATTGCCGTTCACCTCCTTGATCAGCCAGGCAAGGTATTCTATGATGTTGATTGTGCCGTCTCCATTCAGCGGAAGACCGGCGTCTATGAGCTTCTGCAAAGCTTCTTCCGACATTTCCCTGCACCCGGATTTCTGCAGAAGTCTTATGAGCATTTCCGGCTGCAAAGCCAAAGGTTGTAGATTATTCATGCTTTTTTCGAAGAAAAGTGGGTTGTATCGCCATATTCGATTGGATATAAGCGAATTAGCGAGCATTGTTAAAAGGAGCGCACATGAGTGCGCAAACGAAAACCATCAACCACAAGGAGACTTCTCATGGTCGAAAACACATTCAAGCTCGGAGACATCGTACTCGTCAAGGTCGGCAAGAACCTCGTCGAAACAGAAATCACCGGAATAATGCCTGATGGCCTCTACAGGGTCAAAAGCGTGAACACCCACAGGGAATTCAGCGTTAGGCATATCCACGAACTTGTCACCGCGGCAACCAGAAACATTCCGGATGTTGCCCCGGCCTCGGAGGTCGAGGCGGTCGCGGAACCTGACGCAACAGAAATGCCGTGCGCCTTAGACGCTGAAACGGAAGATGCCGATCAGCGTGAAGAGGGCACTGCCTCCGACAGTAAGGAAGACGAGTACGCGATCAATCCTGCCCACGAATCCGACAGGCCGAGGAGACGTATGTCCCTCATGAGTGCGGCAGTTGAGGTCCTCAAGAAAAGCAATGTCCCGATGAACACCCGCGAAATCGTTGCCGCCGTAATCTCGCAAGGTCTGTGGGAGCAGACGGACTGCAAGACACCGGAACAGAGCCTCTACGGAAGCATCTTCCGGGAAATCGCCGACAAGGACCACCCGCGCATCGTCAGGGCAGAACAGAGGGGCAAATTCAAATACGCTGGCTGATCGTCGGCTTCGGCTCTCTCCACGCGAAGATTCCCCAGATAGCAAACGCCAGGTGGACAACATCCAGCACCGCCCGGCTGTATAGCCCCGATGCGACGTCGTAGGCCAACCAGGCTATGTTCCCGACTGACCACAGATAGAAGCAGAGGATGTTCTTCCTGACATTCAGGACTGTTCCTGCCAGACTGACCGCTGTGAAAAGCCAGGTAATCATGTGAACAGTCCGTTTCTGCACATCTCCGCGAACCGCGGCTCCCGTAGGCTGAAGTGCTTGATGACCTCTTCCGGGCTGACACATTCGCGGTAGGACAGAAGCTCGTTCCCCTGCCGTTCAGTGAACACGACCAGAATCTCCGGCGATCCGATTCGGCACGAGATCGCGCAGTAGACCTCCGGACAGTCGGGATGCTCCTGGATGTACGAAAGAGCCCTGGCTCTGGCGAGCAGATTCAGCGACAGGTCTGCCTTGGAACCATCTTTTGTCCAGGGACTTCCGCCGCCGATCCTGCAATTGCCGCCGTAGAAATCCACGACCAGTTTGCGACCAGTCACGCCGCAGTCCCCGACGGGGCCATGCTTCACGAACCGTCCTGTCCCGTTGATGTGAAGTCTGTAGTCCCGGCTGCCGACGGACTCGGTCACCATGTCCGCAATCCTGTCTTCGGAATGCTGTTCGTTCATCGGAATCGCAACTACGATTTCGTCGATCTTGTCGTCCTTCATCGTCACCTGCGTCTTGATGTCGATACCGGCATACCGGGAATCGTACAGGCGTTTCCCAATCTTCTTCGCGAGCCAGTGATCCTTCGGCATGTACCCAGTCTCCGGTGTGTTCGTCGCCATCCCAAACATCACCCCCTGGTCACCCCATCCGTGGTTATCCACCCCCTGTGCAATGTCTGCGGACTGTTTGCTAATGTGCTGATTCACAACGAGGTCGTCCCCACAGATTGTGTTCTTCTTGCCGAATCCTTGCTGGTACTGTTTCGTGTATCCGATCTGATTAACCGCAACCCGAACAAAAGCCGCGATGTCCTCCTCGGAGTAGTTGGCCATGCTGGTGATCTCGCCACCGAGCGTGACGATGTTATCCTTGATCATGACTTCCAGCGCATACCGCGTCATCGGGTCTTTTTCAAGGAAGCGGTCGAGAAGGAAGCACGAAATGAAATCGGCGGTTTTATCCGGATGTCCCAGGGACACCCACTCTGATGTTCTGAACATAAATTGCCTCACATTTGTTCGATAGTTTCGTTTTCGGTAATCGCCGGGGTGAGCGTCTTCCAGTCGCAGCCCTCGCCGTGCTTGAACTCCGCCCAGCGTCGACGAATGACGTCGCAGTATTTGGGATCGAGTTCCATTGTCCGGCATCTGCGCCCGGTCTGCTCACAGGCGATCAGCGTGGAGCCGGAGCCACCAAAGTTGTCGAGCACGATGTCTTCGCGGGAAGAACTGTTCCGGATAAGATAGACCAGCATCTCCACGGGCTTCATGGACGGGTGAACAGAATTGCACTTTGGCTTGTCGAAGTGGAGCGCGTTGGTTTGGCATCGGTCGTTGAACCAGCGGTGTGCGGCTCCCGGTGTCCAGCCGTAAAGGCAACTCTCCGTAATATACTGATAATCAAAACGTCCGAGGACCAGCGCGTTCTTCACCCAATACAGAGTTTCGTGGACTTCCAGTCCGGCCTGCTGCGCCGCCAGACGGAAATTGGCCGATTCGCTGTCGCTGTGGAAAATGTAGAAGCTTGTCCCTTCCGCCAGAACGCTTGCCGCCGCCTTGAATGCGCCATCCAGGAACTTCCGGAACTCGTCGCTCGGCATGTTGTCGTTTGCGATTGTCAGCCCCGTAGAGCCCTCCAGCGCGACGTTATACGGCGGGTCCGTCAGGTAAAGGACTGCCTTTTCAGCGCCCATGAGTTTCGCCGTGTCTTCAAGGCTGGTGCTGTCTCCGCACATCAGGCGGTGTTCGCCAAGCTGGTAGACCTTACCGGGCTGGGAGTCCGCTTCCTCCGGGACATCCGGCACAGCGTCCGCTTCGGTCTCGCCCTCGGCGACTTCGCCGTTGACGTCGGCAAGGAGCTTTTCCAACTCCGATGTATCGAAGCCAAGCAGTGAAAGATCGAAATCCGCAGCCTGCAGGTCTTTGAGTTCAAACGGCAGGAGTTCGTAGTTCCATTCCGCGATCTCCCCGGTCTTGTTGTCAGCGATGCGGTACGCCTGAATCTGCTCTGGCGTCAAATCCTTTGCCACATGAACCGGAACCTCCGTCAGGCCCAGCTTAATGGCCGCTTTCAACCGGGTATGGCCCGCCACGATCACCATATCCTTGTCGACGACAATCGGCGCTCGCCACCCGAATTCCTTGATTGATTTTGCGACCGCATCCACAGCCGCATCGTTGTTCCGCGGATTCCGTTCGTAGGGATGGATATCCGAAATGTTCATCATCGTTATTTGCATGAAATGCCTCCTTTGCAAGGTTTTATAAATTTTCGGTCTGCTGCGGAAACTCTCTTGTACTCCGGGAGTCCTTCCGCGGCCCAATGTATGATTCTCATAAAGGGAGGACCCGACCCCCCAGGGGGGGGATCGGCCATCCCCCCTCTCGATTTCGCCTCAAGGCCGCCAGAAACGGCCCTTTTTCGGGGCTTTTCGCGGGGTTCGGGTCAATGTGCGCGTCTGCGCTGTCGCGCGACAAATCGCGCTGTTGCGAAACCGCTCATCCAGTGCCATGATTCCAACGTTTCCCAATTCCCAATATCCCCATACGCGCAGTGTGGTATAGGGGTATATATACGCGTACACACATAGTGCGTGGGAAACGGGGAGATGTGAAAGAGAAGATATATATATGATATATAATTCATTCATTTTCATATACATATATATACCATACTCCTCTATTCTATCTTTCCCTTACATATCCCAATTCCCAAGGTCGATGCCTCCGATGGCTTGATGAAAATGGCGCACGACTTTGGGAAGTGTCGATTTTTAGGAAACGTCGATGCCTGGCAAACGGTAGACTTTTGTCTTGTGTCGGTTGTCTCCCATCCATCCGAAATTCACGCGTCCGCTTTCGATCAGGGTGTCCATGATCTTTTCAAAAAGCTCCTTCGACTCGTGCATCCGCTTCAGCAACGCGCTATGGACGTAGCTGCCCCCGGCTTCCCGCATGTACCGCAACGCCTTCTGGCATTTCTCGTCGAAATCGTTCTCGAACGAGTATGTGCTTGCCAGGAACAGCATCTGTTTCGTCAGGAACTCCACGAACTTGTTCGACCACTCAACGCATTCCAGATCGATGATCGGCTGCGCCGGATTTCTGCTGATGGCATAAAGCAGCGACAGCTTGCACACCTTCTCGAAGGCACGAGCCCAGATGGTCATGGCCGTCGTCTCCTTGATGCTCTCGTAGTAGTCGTAGGTCGCGTCGCACTGGTCGTTGATGTTCTGAAGAAGCACATCGGCTTCCGGCGTCGCCTTGACGATCATCGGCTCCGGATTGATGGCATCCAGATTCCCGCCGCTGCCATACTGTTTTATGGTATTGATCGCATCGGTCACGGAATCGGGGACAGGAATGAGCTTCGGCTTGTGTCCGTGTCCACGCTTTCCCGCATCCAGCACAAGGCATCGCGCCACCAGTCCGTTGTTCAGCACTCGCGGTGAGAGCGCCTGGTAGAAGAACTTGGGGACGGCTGTCCCGAAGATAACCAGATGCGGATTGTTGATGTTCCGCCCGTTTCCCTGCTGACGGACGCGGTTCGGGTCGTTTCTGTCCTCTCGTCGGAGCGCAAGCTTACGCATAGTGTAAAGGCCATTGGACGAGCCGTAGAAGCGCAGCAGACGGTCGATGATGCTCTCCCCGCGGGCGTCTTTCATCAGCCGGATGGAATTGAACATCGTGTCGAATTCGTCCACCTGATACAGCATCGACGGCTGGATGAAGAGCGAGTCTTCCAGCCCTTCGCCGGAGCCGAACTCGTCCGCCAGACAGGAATCAAGCATGTTCTCCACTGCCAGTCTGGAATTGGACTTGCGCGGGTGATCCTTGCCTGTTCCCGGATTTGCCAGAGCCACGAGATACAGATTCGTCCGGGTGTTCCGTTCGTCCTGTACCGTCCTGCCGGTGATGAACGACAGAAATGCCAGGCTCGCGCAGAACGCCAGCACACGGTTCGGATATGGAGCCGTGTCCGTAATCCACTGCGCATAGTCGTCCACGAAGCCGGGGATGTGGATCAGCTCCTCCGGCAGCGCACCCGGATCAGGAAAGAGGTCATGCTGTTCCTCCTCTTCCTGCGGCGGCTCTTCCTGGGCTGGTTTCGTCCCGAGCAGGCCAGACAGATCCACGTCGGGATGTTCCACCGGTTCCGGCTTGTCGTAACATCCCGGTTCCAGCATCTCCCGGAGCTTGCGCCAGTCATTGCCCGAACACGAATTGTGGAGACATCGGAACGCGACAGCTCCGGACGGTTCCTCAATGAGGACGGCAGAGCCGTTGGTGTGATCCGAATTGAACGGGCAGACCTTGAATTGCCACTTGCGCCCGCCGTTGTATGGGACGGAATCACCAAGTTCGGGGAGATGTCTGGATATCCAGAGATCGAGTGAAAAGCCCGATTCGGAACACTTTTCGTGCTCACTTTTCGTAGGAGGTTCATTTGAGAGAACTCGACAGAGACTTTCAGAGCTCACGCATTCCAGTTTCTCCGGCGCATAAATGATGTGCGCCATGCGGTGCGGTCGTGCCGGGATGCTGTCGCCCTTGCAGTTCATCGTACCCGGCAGACGCCAGATGCGGGCTGGGTTGAACACGGTCAGGTCCACATGCACCTTGTCGGTCGAGGCTCCGGCGATGTTCGCAATGACACGTTGAACCAGGCCGTCGTCATTTGCCGGGAGGTCGATGCGGTAGAGGAGCTGGGCTCCGTTGCCCGAATCGAGCACGACCGGTTCCGGCCACCCGATGGAAGCAAGCCCCTGCCGGATCTGCGTTGCCAGATCGAGCGCGGCAGTGTGCTCTTCGTCCGTGCTTGAGATGTTGCTTTTTCGCACAGCGTCGCAGTCGATTGGCAACCAGCGACGGCAAACGGTGTCGCCGTCGGCGGTCGTCGCGTTCTGTTCCGCAGGGCCGAGATGGTTGAATGCCCGTGCCAGGAGGTCGGGATCGACAGGATTGAGGGTGACGTATGCCCCGGAGAAACTGCGGATTTTTGACACCGCCGTCGCGGCCTGCGGGATGTGTTCGTAGTCGAAATAGCCGGACTCCGTATGCGGTCTTTGATACCCGGCGGTCACGGCTTTCAGGACGCGGATTTCGAACACATCCCCGGCGGAAAACAACAGACGCAAAGCACGAATCAGTTCTTCGCGGTCAGTCATGTTCCCCCCTTAATCGAAGATGACGCCGACAGCCACGAAGCCCGTCGCGGTGGCCTCGGTGTGATGACGGAGCCAGGCGCGGACTTTCCGGACATTGCGGTGACGGCTGTGGGACAGAACGGTCTCCAGGTCTTCGCGTTCGATCACACGGACGGCCTGCGTGCCGCCCTTGGTCTTCGCCTTGATGTATTCCGGTGCAGAACGGACAAACGGAGACAGCATCTTATCCGCTCTCGGATAGCCGAGGAGTTTGCAGACGTCGCGGGCAACGAACTTGGTGATGCCATTCATGGTGAAGGTGCGGACGGGATTCTTCCCGCAGTAGATTGTTTCGGGATAGTTGGACATAGGTATGCCTTTCTTTGGTTAATAGTTGATTTTCAATGTGAAACTATTTGATTAGAACGGAATTTCGTCCGGATCGAAGTCTTCCACGTGGGGATCGTCGGACATGTCGATCTCCGCCGTGTCGTCGCCGGGCTCGCGTTCGGGACGCGGACCAAGCATACACCGGGTGACGGTCTCGAACTTCTCGCCGGAGATCGAGCGGACGGTGATCTTTACCGGTTCGGCCAGGTATCCGGCACGGGCAAGACGGACGGCTTCTGCTGCGGTTTGCGGAATCGGCAACCAGTCAGGCGCACGTTGTCGCCACCACTTGATGAACTTACTCCGAGCGTAGCCGTCATGTTCCGGACAGACCCACTCCGACTTGTACGTCTGGAACGCCACTTCGTAGTCCACGCGCATCGTGCTCGGCGCATCGTCAGGGGCATTCCGTTTCCGGTGGACCTCGTAGAAGACCTTCCGGACATCGTAATCGTCCATGAACACCTCGCCGGAAATGATGCTCTCGCCGGAGGCGTGTTCCGTCAGATTGCTTCGTTCTGGTGGCGGGAACTCGTATCCGCACTGCGGACACTTGCTGTATCCCGCATGGATGAGCGCCAGACACTGCGGACACTTCTTCGCCGGGGCATCCCCGCCACCGGGAGTCTTGTCCTTCACGCGGATCATGTCGACCGGACCGTGGCGCAGAATGTTGCCCCCGTAGTCCAGGACAAGGCAGTCGGTCTTCCCCGTTTCCGGCGACAGCCTGGTTCCGCGGCCAACCATCTGCACGAGCAGACCCGGCGAGTTGGTCGGACGAAGCAGGACCACGCAGTCCGTGTTCGGTGCATCGAATCCGGTCGTCAGCACGCTCACGTTGCACAGATACTTCAGTGGTGGCTTCGGCGTTCCGAACAGGTCGGCGGGAACAAACTTCCCTTTGAACCGGTCGATGATCTCGGCGCGTTCCCCGGCGGGTGTCTCGCCAGTTACCACAGCGCATTCCTGTCCGCTGTATCCGCGGATAGCCTCGGCGACATGCTGACAGTGTTTCACGGACGACGTGAAAATCAGTACCGACTTCCGGTCTCTGGTCAGGTCGACGATCTCTCGGCAGGCTGCATTCACCAGTTGTTCCGTATCCATCGCCGCGGCGATTTCGTCTCCGATGAACTCTCCGCCACGGATATGGAGATTGCCGAGATTGGCTTCGGCGCTGCCCGCACGAGACACCAACGGTGACAGATACCCCTGCTGGATCATCTCCTTTAAGCCCGCCTCATAGCAGATTTCGTTCAGGAGATTCTCCGGCTTGCAGATGAGGCCGCCCTTCAGTCGGAACGGCGTGGCCGTCATTCCGACAAGCCGGACGCGGGGATTGATGACCTTCATGTCCTTCAGGAACGTCCGGTACATTCCGTCTCCATCGGGAGCGATCAGATGGCATTCGTCGATCATGATGAGGTCGAACGCGTCCAGGTCGCATGCCTTATTATACACACTCTGGATGCCAGCCACGATGACCGGCTCTTTGGTCTGCCGGGATTTCAGGCCCGCGGAATAGATTCCGACCGGGATCTCTTCGCAGAGCCTCTGAATCTTGTCGGCGTTCTGTTCCAGGAGCTCCTTCACATGGGCGAGGATCAGCACGCGGCCCTGCCAGTTCAGAGCGGTGTCCTTTGCGATCTGCGCCAGGACCAGACTCTTGCCCGTTCCCGTGGGCAGGACCACGCAGGGGTTGGTGTCCTTGCTGCCGAGATGCTCGTAAACGGCATTCACGGCTGCTTCTTGATATGGTCGAAGTACCATGGCTCCTCCATTATATTTCCAGGCCAGATTGTCTCAGACCGACCGCGATCTGGACCTTGATCAGTTCCAGTTTCTTCGCGCTGATGCCGAGAAGCTTGCAGATCCTGGACTCCGGCACTTCCTGGGAAAGAAGCATGCAGATGGTACGCTGGTCCTTGTCGGTCAGCCGGTCGTAGAAGTTCCGGACGATTTCGATGCGTCTTTCTTTTTCTTTATGTCTTTTGCTCATATTCCGATATCCTTATGAAAGCCATTCCATTCGGAGGCATGGGGTCCCGCTTCGTGACGGTGATTTTGTGGATGAGCGAGTCGTCTTCATACACGCCCGCACAGGTAAGCGCGTCCAACAAACTCTTTTGGGAGTTGTCAATGTCGCGTCGACGGTTATCGGGGGGATAAAGGTCCAGCTCGACCTGTACGGGACATGTGAAAGTGCCATGATTCGCTCTTCTGGCAATGGCCGCCACCTTCTCCCGATATTGACGGCCATCGCGGCTGATGAGGACGCGTGGACCGACATGCCGGTAATAGTGGTTGAGAGATGGCGGCCAGGGTAGCGACAGGGAAAGGTTCATTTCGGATCGCTTTTGTTCATCGCCTCTCGGATTTCCTTTTCCTTCCGTTCATGCCACGCGAAATAGTATGCAAAGAAATGAGTGAGAAAAACCCCGTTGACGAAAAAGAAAATGAAGAAGGTCGTTCCAATGACAAGGAACCAGAGGCTTTTGACGATGGTCCTTGTCTGAAGCGTCCCGATGATGTATTCCGTCTCCGGTATCGCGTCGGCAATGGGCTTCATCAGGTCACAGGCAAATTCCATGAGCAGGAAAGCCGCCAAAGAGCCGAGAAAGTAGAGAATAATTTTTTTCATGTTCAGTTCCTCCTATGTTGTTCTGGTTCAGCGCATCCAAGTAGGTCTGCCAGTCGGAACGCCGGAGCCCTTGGCGGGTGCGGGATTCGTTGTCTGCGCCGGTTTCTGTGCCAGGGCTTCGCGGCTTTCGTATCCGCGCACTTCGTTCACGATCTCGTCGGAATTCTTGTCCTTCCTGCAGCGGACATTGATGACCAGCGGAATGTTGTGGAGCTCGACGGAATCGTTGGGCTTGAGAACATTCACGGCGTGGCAGATGGCCGACAGGTCGGCGCGGGCCATGCGGACGGCTTCCGGATTCTGGTTGTTCAGATTCAGGCGGACCCAGAGTCTGCGTCCGGCATAGTCGCCTTCGATGATTTCGAACTCCAGCTGGAGATACGTGCCGGTCCCGGCTTTGTTTCTTTTTTCCTCGGAGTCGTTGATGACGGCGATATACTTTCCGGCGGGGATGGGTTCAAACCCTTTGCTGGGTTCGACTTCGTTTGCGTCAAAGTTCAGAAGAGACATAATGGTGCTCCTTTCTGGTTAATAGGTGATGGCGAGTTTTGTTTCGATGTATTTCGGCGGGGGCGATGCATGCCTGCGGATGAGCTTGTTCGGACAGCGGACGTGTTCAAACCAGACCAGCTTCGGATTGATGTCATCGCGGATGAGGCGGCAGCGTTCCCCCGGACGGATGGGCTGGTCGCACAGTTCACAGATGTGGCGATGACGGGCAATGACGATTTTCTCGGACATCATGCAGCCCCCTCGCTCGTGCTTGTGCGGTAGGCTTCGATGAAAGCTTCCCAGGAAAGTGGAATTTCACCCGGCAGACCGAACCGGTTCTTCGCGATGCAGGCGGGACCGCCGACGGTACGGAGGATTCGTTCCCCGCCGTTGCTCCCAATCGGAGCGGCAATGCCCCGTTCGCCAGCAAATCCGGCGTTCTCCTTGTTCACGCGGAAACGCTTGGTCGCGAACATCACCGCGTCCGCCCATTCGCAGAGGAGACCGGTCGCCGCTTTGTGCAGGCGCGGAGAGTAGCGGTCATAGGCCGTGTTTTCCGGGTCTTCAAATCGTTCGACCTTGCTGTGGGCGATGATGATGACGATCATGCCGCGCTTGTTCCGCAGCTCGTCGAGCATGGAAACGACCGTCCTCCAGTAGCCGACGGCGTGGACATATCCTTTCCCGTAGCCGCCGTCCGCCTTTTCAATGGAACGAACACCGAAGTCGGAACAGACGCGGTCCCAGATGAGACGTTCCAGCCAGTCGGCGGAATCGATGACCACCGTTTTGTATTTGTGGTCTTCGTCCCGAAGCGCGGTCAGTTCGGCGAGGACCTCGTCGAAAGACTTCGCGAGCGGGAACTTGTGGCAGTTGATCTCGCCGAGGCCGTCCTCTGTCTGGATGAAGATCGCATCGGGGGCGGATGCCCCAAGCGTTGATTTTCCGACGCCTTCCTGACCATATACCATAAGGCGCGGAGGGCGGTTTTCACGCCCGGTTTGAATGGATTCAAGCATACTCATTGTATTGTTCCTCCTTTTTGATTTACAGATGGTTGATGATGCGGACTTCTTCGTAGCCGGTCGGCCATTTGTCCTTCAGTCGGCATTCCCGCAACTGTTTCAGAGCGGTCTCGTTGATGTGCTCGGCATCATCCAGCACGTTGGGGGCGATCTCCCACACGCCGGTAGAGAAAGGCTCCCGCTTTTCAACGGCGACAAAATGGACGGGAAGCGTTTCGCCTGTGGCCTCGCGGTACACCGCGCGGTAGAACGCCATCTGCTGAATGTATCCCAGACTGCGGCAGCTCATATCAAACCAGCCGAGGCAATCGCAGGTCTTCAGGTCAACAAGACCATATTCCGGGGAAAGCCAGTCCATGCGGATCTGGCACAGGACGCCGCAGTATTCGGTACGGATCACGCCCTCGGCAAAGCCCTTGTTCAGTAGCCGGGATGCAACCTCATGCATCCAGATGGATTTCTGGAGCTTGAGAATGAAGGCATAGTCCTTCGTGCTGACGATTTCCCGGTCCTGCGAAGCCAGCCATTCCGCATACGTCTTGGTCGCCTTGCCGAACGGTTCGCCAGTGCGTTCGTTGATCGGGCCGTCGGTCACGATGTACTGCTGGTCGAAAGCAACGCGGCCTTCGAGAATCAGGCAATGTGTCGCCCTGCCAAGAGCAAGCGCGGGGGAGTCGCTGTCCTCGATTTCGCCGGAAATCTTCCGACGATAGAGTTCGGGAGAGTTGCGGAAATCATCCAGCAGATGACTGGATACATACAGTCCGCATCGGGATGCCGCATGATACTCCGCGGCTGGGATTGACAGAATCTTTGGATTCATCATGGATAGTGTCCCTGTTCTGTGTTGATTGGTTCGTGGACCCACCGGATTGGTTTGTCCTAATCTTGTCTACGCTTAAGATTTCGTCTTTGTCCAAAAGGAATTGGAAATTTCGGAAATCTTTTCGATCAGATGTTTTGTTTCATCTAATCTTGTCTACGACAAAGATTGTGGTGTTGTCCAAAAATGAACTCATAACCCATTCGCCGGAACAGGGAGATATATAATAAAGAAGGAATTGATACACGCGAACGACAAATATCTATCATTCGTCCAAATCGCATATCAAAAATAGACAAAAAAAACCAAAGAACTTTTGATGGTCCTTTGGTATGAAATGGCTACCATTTTACGCTTTTATGCTTCTCTTTTACATTCAGCAGGCCTTATGTTTTGGCTGTTTTTGACGTCTTTTTGTCAGTATATCAAATTATGATACTCTCCTTATGTGATACGTTTCTATGCGCTAAAATTGAAATATGCGAAATGATAAATAGAGTAGAGAGAAGGTCATTGTCTCAAAAGATACTGCACCACCATTGAATTTCACGCGCTCCCTCTCGGAGCGCTTTTTTTATGTCCGCAACCATGTCATCAACCCCCTGTGTTTGAGCGCGTTGCGGAACCATTCTTTCCCCAGGTGGCGGTCATGGGAAAAGACGTTTTTCCCAAAAAACGGCCAAAAGGGGCCCCATTTTTCTCCGTTTTCTCCGTTTGGAGGACCGAGTCCTCCCCCGCGCTGATATGCGTAGCGATTCACATAAACGCACTAAAAACACGACTCACTCGGCACTCACTCGACACGGTAATGGAGAAAACAAGCTCAAAAAAACGCGCATGTGCATACGAGACGCGAAACAAAGTCCTCCTCGTTTGGCGGTAATGTGTTTTGAGTGAATAATGCGCCCTTATGCTTTTCAGCGCATAATTCACCTGACCGCCTGAGAGTTGATATGAGCTCACGGAGAAAACGGAGAAAACGTCAACGGATGTCGAGCGTGATGCGGATGGTGCATGCCTGCGGTGGTACCGGAACGACGTTCAGCTTCGCGAGAAGAGAAGTAACGGCATCATCAACGGCTTTGTTGCCGGATCTGCTGACAACAACCGGATTGCTCACAGTGCCATTCTTCGCAATAGTGAGCTCGATGACCGGCCAGGTGGAGACCTTGCCGCCGAGTTCGATGTTTGATGGCGATACAGCTTTCCACTGGGGCTGAAGGAAGGCGACCAGCTGGTCATAGTAGTCCCTCATTTCCTTGGTGGCAAGGATGCCTTCGCGACCGGGATTCGGCGTGCCTGGCACACCTTGACTGGCGGCATCGCGAAGAGCGGCGATAAGCGCCTCGCGCCCCTTCGCATCAGCTTTCGCCTTGGCCTCTGCGGCTTCGCGGACTTTACGTTCAGCATCGAGCTGTGCCTGTGTCTTGGTATTCGCCCCCTTCAAGATTTCATCCGAAGTAAGGTATTTCTTCGGGGGATCGTTTTTCTGCTGTGCCTTTGGTCGCGGATTGGTCTTCGGTTCCGTTTTAGGTGGCTCTTTGGGCGGCTGTGTCTTTGCCTGAGTGGTTGTGACGGGTTCCGGCTGCTTCACTTCGGGTGGGAGCTCAGGTGGAGGAGTCGGATCAGCGTAGCTTTCGACCGAAGGTAGTTCCGGTTCGTTGACTGGAGTTAGCGGTTCGGACGAGGCGATTTCCCTTACGTCGGGAGCATCGCCAAGCTGAAGATCCGCCATGCCAACATTCATCACGATGACCCGTGGCTCGAAATGCTCCGTGAGCGAGGCAAAAATGAGCGGCAGGACAATGATGGCCAGGTGAAGCAGGAATACGGTGACGAGGATTTGTTTCGCTCGCCTGCCGTTGAAATAGGGATCGCGGGATTGTCTGTTCATTTGGTGAGGGCCTTTCTGGTTATACGCAGGGATTATTTCAAGATCGGCGACCACTTGGACTGACCGACTTCGTATTTGCCGGAAACGAGCTTGCGTTCTATCCCGAGCCGGGTGTCGATCATGTAGATGCCATCGCTTTTCGTGAGCGTGACGTGGCGGTTGTCGGGAGCCCAGGACGGGTCCTCGCCTTGGAACGTTTCCTTCCCTGCAACTCCGATTGTTTCCATGTCCCCGGACTTACAATCGGCGCTGAGCTTCGCGATGCGGAGTTCATACTCCCCACCAATCTTCGCGCAGTATGCGAGTTTGTTGTCTGAGGACCAGGACGGCGAGACACGCTCGCTGCCGACAAGCCCGGAGATTTCCGTGGACTTGCCGCCTGCGGAATCGATCATAAAGAGCCCAGGGCGGCCATTCTTCCCATCGGAGACGAAACAGAGCTTCTTCCCAATCTCCCGGCCTCGGCCAAGGTCATCCAGTCCGGCGACTGGAAGAAGCGGAAAGAGGCATGAGTTCAGAAATGAAAATCAGAGTTTGCCGTCGATGCAGAACGCCCGTGAAGAAATCGTTCGTGGTGGGCTATCTGTGGTTCTGTCCCGAACACTACGAAGATTTGTTCGACTTCGAAACCGAGGTCATTGAGGTACCCGACCGGAAGTCTCGCCAGAAGAAATGCAAACCAAGGAGGAGCAAATGAGCACAAACGCAGCAATCGGGCTGGCGATGCCCAACGGAACAATAAAGGCCGTCTATCTTCACTGGGACGGGTACATCGCCAACGGAGGTGCTGGGGAAACGCTGGCGGAACACTACAAGGATAGGGCAAAGGTCGAGAAGCTCATTGCCCTGGGCTTCCTGAGCTCGCTCGGAGCCGAGGTCGACCCGGACCAGGCGACCCCGCACTCCTGGGCAAATCCGCAGCCAGGCGTTACCGTGGCCTACCACCGCGACCGCAAGGAGCCGCTTCACCCTGCGGTCGAGTTCAAGGATATGGATTCGTTCACGGAAGAGGCAAAGGGCTGCCTATGGGCGGAGTACGCTTATCTGTTCGAGGACGGACGCTGGCTGGTGTGCGACCTGCACCTCAGCGCGAAGCCGTGGGAGTGGAAGGTGTTGTCGGATGTTCTTGCGCAGACCGGCTGGGAACTGAACGGGAAGCCAGTCGAGATCTGAGTTTCGGCCAGTCATGCCTTTCCCGGAAACTCGCGCCGGACAGCGGTCCCGCTCAAACGGGGCCGACTGTCGCGCAATGCCGTTTTGGATTCCTGGCATTCTAAACGCCTGGGCTATTCAAATTTCGGCAACCGTCGCTCGCTTTCGGGGCAACGTGCGTTCATACAGGTCGGGTAGCACCCCGCAAATCGAAGGGGCGAAATGGGGTGGCATCTTGCCAGATGCTTGTTTTACGGCTTATGTATTCTTCTTTGTCTTAGCACAGTATTCAATAATGCTTTTGGCAATGATAGGAATATCTTCACTCTTGTTGTTTGCTCCAAGTGAAATACGTATCGTTCCCTTTGCCAAAGAAACTGGCAACCTGATTGCTCGCAACACATGGGATATCTGAGTGGATTTTGAGTTGCAGGCTGCACCAGTTGAAACAGCGATTCCTTTAAGGTCAAGGAAATGAAGTAATCCTTCTCCGTTGATTCCAGGAATAGATAAGCTGATGTGGCCTGGCAGACGATTAACTGCATCACCATTGAAGGCTGCTTCAGGAATAGCATCCGTTATCATTTCCTTGAAAACAGAAGTCATCTTATCAAGTTTTTTTGACATTTTCTGCATCCGTTTACAGCAATTATTTAATGCAGTTGACATGCCAACGATTGAAGCAATATTTTCTGTTCCTGCTCGTAATCCAGATTCCTGCTGGCCGCCATCCATGAGATTATAAAAGTGTGTGTCTTTTCGACAGAATAGGAACCCAATACCTTTGGGGCCCATGAACTTATGCGCAGAAGCGGACAAAAAATCTACCCCTAGCTCATTTATGTCTATAGGAATATGACCAACGGCTTGAACAGCATCTGTATGAAATTTTACGCCTTTTTGATGCGCTATATGTGCAAGCTCTTTGATTGGTTCAATCGTTCCGATTTCATTATTCGCAAGCATAATGGAAACTAGAGATGCTTTGCGAGAGAGCGCTGTCTCAAGCACCCGACATGAGACGATTCCGGTTTTGTTAACGGGCAGGATTATTGCAGAACCATGGCAAAAAAGATTTGCATAGGACAAGGAATTTAAAATCGCATGATGCTCTATCCTTGATGTTACGATCCGGCCCAAAGGAATATGCCCTTTGATAACCCAATTGTCACTTTCTGTGCCACCGGATGTAAAGAGAATCTCCTCTGGTAAAGCGCCAATACAGGTAGCAATTGTTTCACGAGCATCTTTCAGGGCTTTTCGAGCAGAACGACTGAAAGAGTACACCCCAGATGCATTGCCAAATTCTGTCGTAAGAAAAGGCATCATGGCATTTAATGCTTCCGGCGCTAGTTGTGTCGTAGCAGAATTGTCTGCATAGATCTTCATAGTCATGGAGCTCACAATTTGAATTTAATATCCGGGACTTCTACCTGAGGAAATTCTTTGGGATCGACAACATTAAGTTGGCGTCGGATGGATTCACGCATTTCCTTTGCAGGTTCGAGACAGTATTGCTCGAAGTCATCCGGCGAAATATCATTCTTAGACTTGACGTGCGGGAAAAGCAACTTCAGGAATGCTGTACACAATCGCTTAATCGCTGTTAAATCACGTTGATCTGCTTTGGATGGAATATCTAAACAGGAATCAACTACGGCGGTAAACAGACGGTCTTCTCGCAGTTGGTGAAGAACCTCTGCAAAATATTCCGTGTTCAAAGCCCATCCATTTGCTATCATGTCATTCTTGAAACGAGGGATTTCCCATCCAGGAATTAAACCGTGAAAACGATCCAGTAAGGCCGATTCGCGGAAAATTGGATTAAGCTCTTTAACAAGATTCGCATTGAGATTAAAGAAAGAGGCATCAACATTACCAAGGACGACTATTCCTGCGTCTGCGGGCATTTGAGCATCAAACCCCTTGACTTCGCCAAATTCCATATAGGTTTTTAAGCCAGTTTGAATTTCTTTCTCTGGGATAAACTGAATTGATTGTGTCTCATCAAATCCGACATAATCAAAGCGAGTGATAAGTCCCCCAATGTGTTTCGCGTTGTCATAAAACAGACTTGCTCGTGAAATTGATCCACTGGAAACAAGCCAGCCACGTTTTGTTATTTTTTCGTAAACGTAGCTTTTCCCCGTTCCCTTTGGAGCCAGCTCAATGAGATTGATTCTTTTTTCAACGAATGGGAGTAAGCGTCTTAAAAAGAATAGTTTCTGTCGAGGTGATTCTTCGCCCGTTATTTCGTCTGTGTATCCGTGAGGATTATAATCAACAGCTGAGATCAAAACATCTATCCATTCGTCTATAGAGAAGTTGGACCTTGCTGTTTTATAGTCTTCAAGATCTACACGGTATGGACAGAACGGTTTATAACTGATGAGTTCAATTTCCCCATCCAAGATCGAGGGTCTTTTCCTTTTTTTTGTTGTTTTCTCTTCTTCCTTTTTTTCTTTCATGAATTTGCTGAAAAAACTTGGAACAATTAATTTCTTACTCTCAGGGTCTTCGAAACCATCAAACTCATCAAATTCATCCTCGGAATTAACATGGAGTCTCAGTTCAAAGATTCCCCAATTCTCGCTCTCCCGCAAAAGTTGATCAGCCCATTTTTCAAGGACTTCATCGGCTACAATACCTTTTCCACCAAAATCAGGAAGAACAAATTCAACGACCTGTCGGCGCACGTTTACAGTTAGCCGAATTCGAGCAAGAAGCTTAATCGTTTCACCCTGCGTCAAGCGATACTGCAATTGACGGAAATCGTCCCTAGTTGGGATATTCTTCTTGATAAAACCTTGAATCGTCTCGTAGTTGACATTGCCAGATTCATCTGCGAATTTCATAACAAGCCAGTCACGCAAATAGGAAGGATAACTTAAGCTTGCAAAAAACTCAGAACGCTTTGGGTCTTTCAAGACAATTGAGTCTGGAAAGTACGTTTTTAATTTGTCTTCAAACGACATGGCAGTCTCCTAAAAGTTATACAAACAGGACACATCCCTGTTCCTTAAATTCAGATATTTTAATCTCTAGGTCGGCACGAGAGCAACCCCAATATTCTGCAAAGCAATCAAGACACATAAAATCTGACGTGTCTTCAGAAAGTAGTTTTTTGCATAGAGCAATCTCATCCTTTTTAAGCAATCTTTTGCATTCTATGCATTGTTTTTTACTCTTTGCCATCAGAAATCATCCTCCACGATCATCCCTCTAGTCAAGATCGAGATCTGTTCTTTTTTTCCGGATGCAATGTTATTTGGAAATACTTTTAGTTCATATGTCGAGCCACTCCTGAGGGAGGAGAACGCAATGCTCCAGGTGTCTTCTGCTATTTTTACGCCAGTAACTATTTCATTGTTTGCTTGGGCCTTCATCACTCTTGCCCCTGGGGCTTTTATCAAAAATACAGCTTGATTCTTTTCATTAAGTTTAATGCTTGTTTCAAGGATACTGTATTGGATGGGAGACTTTTTAGCTGTCTTAGGTATGACATTATCAATGAAGAAAGCAAAGACGGGGACCAAATACTCTTCTGGAGTCATCCCGCCATGGGTTTCTCCGGGCAAATATCCACTGCAAGAAAAATGGTCATGGGTTACCATTAGCAAATATTGATCGTATTTATAACATTTATCATTTGTATTATTGTAGGACGCAGGAACTTCACAATATCTCCCCATTTGGCACACATCAGAACCTGAGGGGGGATATACAGGAGGTCGCTGTCTGAAATGAATTGCTGCTAATCTACTCAACCCATGATCAGCGGTAACAATCAATTTACCTTTGCTATCAACCAAATCAATTATTTCTTTTGCTAGATCTTTGATGATTGAGAATTGGAGTTCTGTTAACGCATATGGGTCAATGCCATCACTTTTATCCTTAATGTGACTCTTGGAGTCTAAACGATCATTCTTTCTATAGGTATCCTCATTCCAATCATCCCAGAAGTGGTTTGCGCTTGTAATGGTCGGGACTTTTGCTGAACCTATGCTGAACTGGAATTTAATATCCTGTCTTTTTCCTTGAATGCAAGATACAAGAAGATCTATCCATTCAATGCCTAATCCATCGACAATCAATGTATAATCCTGATCGTTGCGACAATCAGAGAGCAGTTGATGCCGACTCGGAACACTTAATAATTGTGGCTTTGAAATCATTCTATCAATCCCGGGATCAAAAATATCCATAACCTTTTGCTGCTTGTACTCTGCAATATATTGTTTCCATTCGGAATCTTTCATAAACGCAGATTCGCATAAATAATATGCTAAATCGGGATAGGTTGTTTGAATGACATAGCAGATGTCTGACAACATCTGTTTTTTCTTTAACATTTCTCCTACCAATTTAATCGTCTCGACACGCTCTTCCCTTGTATCATCCGTCAGGAGCTTGAGACGCAAATAATCATCGGAAATGCTTTTCCATTTCTCCCAAAATGCATTACTGCGTTTCTCTGTTTTTAAGTAAATTAAGGCCTTCTTTCGTTGCACCCGCGCGAAATCTATATTGTTTTTTATCCCATCATCCAAAATAGCAAGCTCTATCTTTTCTGGGATACGATCCGGTACTTCAGCCTGTGATATCGCATATGAAAAGTAATCACCACCTACATTGGCACCTTTGTGATACCACAACCAAAACAGCCATTTAATATTGGTGGAACAGGCTGATTCTTCATTCCAGCGAGACAAAATACTGAGTGGTTCAAAAGACTGCACGTTGAGAACCTTTTTTATCAACAACTCTACTGTAGTTGTTGTTGATGAGACTTTTCCAGCAAGCCAACCCCATTGTTCTGAAGTACCCATTTCTTTATTCAAAGTCCCTGCATCATTGAGTCTTTCCTGAAGAAACATAAAAGGATCAGAAATCACTCGTACAGTATAATTCCCCGTAGTCGGAGTAAATAAAGCTGTTTGTCGAGTAACCAACGTGTTCCCGCTGGTTATAGTAAGTTCCTCCCACTGCTTAAGCCAGTTTTTTATTCCTTGGATTGTGGTTTCATCTTCAATGCTTTGTATGCTTGGAGGATAAACATTTAGCACAAAAACACTGTTATCGTTTGACGGCAAATCAATTTCATACATCGCATTCTCATAACGATGATTCAATTGACCAACGATAGAAAAGAATATGGTTTTTGCGCAGAGAACTGGAATCCATACTCGTTTCGTTGAATGGCATTCGAGTTCCAGCAGGCTTTTGACTTTTTGAGAAAACGATGGATTCTTTTCTGTCAAACGTAAATACTCGCCGAAGGCTTCTAATAAAATCGCTGTGGGTTTTGTGTTTGCTACAGATTTGATAACATCGTCAAACCTTGGAAGGACATCTGCTCCATGACAAAAGCTATCATCGCTGAGACGCATAACAACTCCTGCCTTTTGGCGTAATGCCAGAACTAAATCTTTGTATTGGACAAAACTCGACACAAACACAAATCGACAGGGAAAACGATCCTTCAGTTTTTGCTCTTCATTCAGAAAAGAGACTATTTCAGACAAGGAACGATGTTGTACTAGCGCCTCATTTGACATTTAATGTTCCTCCTCTCCGAGAAGCTGCATATAAAGCTGACTGTTGTTTTGAAGGACCTTCTGCAACGTCTTTCGAAGCTGATCTTCATTCATTTTTTTCAATTTAGTTTCGACCTTTGTCACAACGTCTTTTTGCAGATGGGATGTAATGAATGTTTGGACAAAGTGCTGCAAGGTTGGCACATTGTTGCGATAACTCCATACCTGACCCTGGTATTTTGTTTTCAAATAATTTTTTAATTCATCCATGTGAGGGACAAGAATATCCTTACATGCAACTGACGCAAGTTGTTCTAGCAAGCACAGATTGATCCTCTCCACACTTTTTAGTGCAGAAAAGTCATTAGTTTTAAGTTCATTCAGAACCAATTCCATCTTCCCTACATCGACTCTTTCCTTCCTTTCTAACTGAAGAAGAGTAACAAAAACATCTTCTTTGTCAGGATAAAGCCAAATGGCTGGAATACCATTGTTTTCAGACCACGAGAGCACATCATCACAACCAGAAACCTCTCTCCAACATGCCGAGATTTTTGAAGCCAACTTGCTATAATTCAGTTTGCTCAGTTCCCGCTTCACTGAGGCCATAAAGGCCTCTTCGCTCTGCATGTACGTATCACAACGAAGACTATTCAGTATCTGTTGTTGTTCTTCTATCTCAATTTGAAGTCCGTTGCTGGATAAGTACGCTGACAGGATTTCAAGTGGTGCCTGAAGAGTGTCTAATACTAATTTCAGCTCTTTTTCAAAGCGGGTTAACACATCAGTTTTTTGCTCAATATTGTAGCCGGGCCAAGCGTTTGTTGAGATAAGGATAGCATCCTGTAATGTCGGATACCATGCCACCTTCTCCTTTTCAAAAATACAGGCTGGTACTTTAATGTTGCGCAGTGCAATCGTCAAATTGTCGCGTATTTTCTCAACTGTTTTTGCCTGTGTTTTTTGAGCAGCATTCACAAGCCCAACCAATTTGAGGTCAAGCCCCAACAAGGAAAGTCGAGAGGCAACATCTTCAATCTGCCATTGCCATACCTCCTCCTGAAGGTCTTGACGAAGCATTGTGAACATTTCTCCTATCGTAAAACCATATATCGAACATGCCTGCGCTGTTTCAGGAGACTTTTGTGCTATGAAATTCCTCATTCCAGAGTTCAGCAAATCTCGATCTGCAAATGCATTTTGCAGCCATTTTTGCATTTCTTTTCCAGAGGGACCTTTGAAAGACTCTACGACCTGTTCCATGAGGATTTTCTGGTCGCCAATGTTGTTTGAAAAGCTTTGGTACGAATTACAGAGTTTGATGATATCATCTTTTCTGTTGTTATAGGCATCATCAGAAAGAAATAGAAGCGTCCAGATGGGATAACCGCAACGGGTAATCTTGATATGCAGGTTTTTTCTGCACTGATCTTCATTGCCTGATTCCTGTTCTGTCATACCAAAAATCTGTCGTGTTTGATCGCGGAAACGTTTTTCCGTCTTACTTCCGATAGAGATTCTCTGTCCTAAAACCTTGCCAGAACAAATTGCTTCGATCATCGCTGGGATCGTCTCAACAGAGAAAGGATGCGGGTTTGTGCCATCCCACCAGGAATATGGTGCCTCCACATAGAAACGGAAGGCAAAACCAAGCAGATAAGCACAGACCATATTGTTATAGTATCCGAATTGAGTTTGAAGTTGACCCCAGAGCTCATCAAGGTCAACTGACGTGTTGTTTGTCAGTTGTTCATTGATAAATTTACAAAGCTCCAAGACGCTACGCCCAGGTTTGCTGTAATCGCTCTCATGTTCAAGCAATTCCTTAAAAGCAGTAAACGGCCAAATACTGCTTGCCTTTAGGATATCAACAATGTTTTGATACTGAGTCGAATATCCCTTGTGTGCCGGATTAGCCTGATCAATCGTTTCCTGGCTAACGTGCAAAAGACCAAATCGTGAAGCATTGATGCTTGCTGACTTATACAGGGTCTTAGTGCTGCAGATTGTTTCCGGGGCATAGGGAAACATTGAGAAGATGATCTTTTCTGCACTTGCAATGAAAGCATTATTACTGAATGCTTTTGTCGGCGGGATGCCACTCCCATGATACACAAGCATTTCTTTAGCCCCAACACGTGCAACCCATGTTCCCACGAGAGCTTCTGCGGATGTTTCCTCGCTTTTTGCTGAAACGGTATTGCCACTTTTTCGAGCCAGCGTATATTGGGTCATATGTGTCAGGAATAGTTTCCTTTCGTCCTCCGGCAAGAGGGTTTTCAGAACGATAACAATCAAACGTTTTTTCTCTTCTTCATCGCCCTCTGCGAAGATTTTTTCCGAAAGGCCTCCCGCTTTCTCCAATTCTTCCTCAGTACTGGAGACAAGAAGCATAACTCCGAATTCGTGGAGATTCTTCCTGATGCGATCAAGCAAACCGGGAAGTTGACTGTTGATTGCTGACTGACTGGCAAAGCATGGGCAAAGTTTCATGCGTTTGACCACAGGTTTCGTGTCGGGTAAAAATTGTTCTACAAGCTTTTTGCCAAAGTGCCCGTCAGATTTTAATAGCGTTGCATAAGAAAACACTTTAGCCTGACGATCAAACTCGATTTTGAATTCATCATTACCAACTGCATAAGGAATATCAAACCGCTTATCACCACGATCATCTGTAACAGAAAGGATGTTGAGCTCAGAGAAACTATTCAAAATATCATCAATGATTTCAGGTTTTATTTGCCCATAGAAGCATTTGATTAAGGTACTCCTAGTTGCTTTCAAACCCTGAGACGAAACACTCCGGCGAAGCTGTCGTGGCGTTCCTATGGTGGCACGAAGGAGCATGCAACACTTAAAGATACGTAACCCCTGCTCATCGTTTATTTTGGAAACAGTCTTTGCATAGTAATTCAGGCACTCTTCTGCCTGAGGTGTGTTTTCGCGGTTTTGAGAGTCATGTGTTTGGGCGACAAAAAAGTAATCCCACAGAAAATCTGGGGTGACCCATTTCCAGTTTCCGGGGCCATAGTTCCGAATATAATAACGGAATCCTGCAGAGAGAGACTCTGATTCTTCATCTTTCATAAAACGGAAAATGGAACGGTTGGCTGCAGCAAAGTTCCCGGCAGTCTTGGAAATTAAAGCAACCGTGATTGGATGGATGGGGTACATCATTTCCAAATCTTTTTGAGAACTTTCGGCATCTGGTAGGAAATCATATATCTGCCCCTGAATAGAAGCAGTCAGTTCCTTTACACAATCCTTCCAGGCGGCGTCCATCCCCGGACGCACTTTCAATGTTTCTCCGATTAAACGGAATGTCGTTTTGTCACTCAGAGAAATATTGATCTTGTGGAATCTAGCATTGATTTTTGCCCAGTTAGCCGGATCAAATCCCGTCACCATAGAGGGGTATTCGTGAATCACATACAAAATGTAAAATGGAACTGTCTTGGCAAACTGCGAAAGTTCCTGCAACAGTTCTATGTCATAACCGTTTTTGATATATTCCGTAAACTCATCCCAAATGATAAAAATACCGCTCTGCTTCAGGTTAGGATTTGCATCAAAAATCTCTTGTATCCAAGCTTTGAATGTTTCCTTGTCTGCAGCAAGAGTAATATGTTCTTTGCGCAGAATTTCCGTAGCAATATCGCATGCATCAATATTGCCTTCCTGGACCTGATCATAAAAATCCTGGAACGTATCGTACTCTGCCAGTTCAACGTTATAGGCAGCTTCATCATATTTGTTGGAAAGCGTTAATTTAAAATTCCTGAATGACTTTTGAACCGCACTAACAAGGGCTCCGGAACCCGTTTGGGTAATCCCATTTTCCTTTAACGCGCGAAGGATTGTTCCTTCCAATTCCATCAGAAACTTGTCGCTGGTATTCAAGCGATGAGATTCACCGCTCTTCCAAATCACAAGGTATGGAGCTTTTTTTCGTATGGAAAGGAAACGATCCCGAACGTCAGCAAAAAGTGGGTTGCCTTGAAGAAATGCTTCAACTCGAGCTGTCTCATCTGATAAAAGGTGTTTTATTACTATGGCAGAATACGTCTTTCCTGTGCCGTATGTTCCACTCAACCAGAAGTGACGGATTGATTCTGCGTCTTCACGACGGAGAGATTTTGCTATGGTATCTACAGCCAGAACCATGTCGTCATTGACAATATACCGCGTCCAAAACTCTCTGTCTCGTGTTTCGATACTGGCATCAACTACGGATTCGTATCCGGGACTGAGTTCGATTAAATCAGAATAATACTTTGCCATTGTTATGCCTCCTCGATGACAGCCTGTTTCAAAATGTCAAGAGATGAGAATTTCGGGTCGAGCTGGATGTTATCTAGCCCAGCCACGAAAGATGTTTTTATGTACTGGGGGTATTGATTGGATAACTCGCGGAACTGCTCCTTTACCTGATCTGGATTTAGGGCAAAAATAGTAATGGGATCAACGGCTGGCAAATCAAATTTCTGTTCTTTCCCGACTGCCAACATTTCACGCAAGGTAAAATCATAATGATTCCCGATTCTTTCTGCATACAAATACAGAGCATAAAGCAGAGCCCACGGGTCTGGAGTTGACCAGCCCTGTTTCAGATATTTTTTTGTTTTGCCAATAGTAACAGGAATCCCCATTTCCAGGCTACTACCAATTGGACTGTCGTTAAAGGTTGCGATTAATGATCCAATGGCATTAAGACGTGTTGCTTCAGCAAAATCTGCTCCAAGCATAGTAACAAAGTCATTCTTCTCATAACTCTCACCTGCTGGCACGCAAAAGGCAAACCATTTCACTAAAACTGAGTTATAGCAAAGATTAGCCCAGATAATAGCCCATGTGAGCGGATTATATGGGCCCAACTGAATAAGCAAATCCCCTAATTTGGTAATTTGCCCCTTGTCATTACTTCTTGTGTCTCCTTCGATAATTCCGGCCTCACGCAACCAGACTTTTAGACTATCGTATTGTCGATTTCCCAATTGTTTTGAATTCCAGCAATCATTTTTCATTTCAAAGAAATGCTCTATCCAAGATGCCTGTAAACCAAAATGCTGGTATCTGTTTATCCCCTTCAGATCCATCATTCCATCTCCTGTTGTTGTTTTGAGTGTTCGGGCAGCCCAGCAAGCAAGCGGAATATCAGTAATACATTTTCCGCAATGGACACATAGACTACCATCTATTGTTATTTTGCGATTGTCGTTAACAATGAAAGCATTAGTAGGACATTCTACCATGCAGGTCTTACAGCCAACACAATATGCAACCTTGTTGGCCACTCCACGAATCCAACTTAATGATATACGATCTATTATCTCATAGGGAGAGAATGAAACAGTTATTCCTGTTCCGTTCTCAGTAACACTAAAACTTATCCACTTGCCTCGAACGGATTGTTGACCGGAGGTGGAATTCCTTTCAACAATAGAACCTAATATCGGAGAAACATCAAACCAATTTTGTTTTGTTTCTGAAAACTGAATTTTAAGTGTATTATCCTCTATTATTTCGTGTGTTCTATTTCCTCCACCGATTATTCCCCTTCCACCAAAACGACCTTTCCAACCACCATCCTCAACATATTTCTTTACTTGGTTTTCGGGTTTTTCTCGCAGAGCATACTCCTCGACTTGTTGTAAAAAGAAAGAAAGATCGTCTTTATATAGAATATTAGTAATTCCATCCCACCAACTTGAAGACATCGGACAAACAGCACAACCGACTCTAAACAATCCATTGCGATATGCTTTGTTGACTAATATGTTTCGGTGGAGAAGGTACATAT